ATCTGACATTGTTTGTGGCACAGTTTGGATATCTACCTAACTTCGGAAGAGTAGAGGGAATGATCTACGTGTCAGACTCAATGGACAATGGTGTCAAGTCTGCACGAAAGAACATTGAGTTTAGGTACAACAACAGTGAGTTCCTGCAGTACTGGATTCCATCAGCCAAGTTCACAGACAATTATCTGGAGTTCACCAACAGAGACAACATGCAGTTGGGGGTAAAGATGTTTGGAGCCAAGACTGGACTCCGTGGAACCAAGATTTTTGGTAAACGGCCAGTGTTGTGTGTTCTGGATGACTTGGTGAGTGATGATGATTCAAAGTCTAAGGTTGCTATGGAGTCAATCAAAGACACTGTATATAAAGGAGTGAACCACGCTCTTGATCCAACAAGACGCAAGGTGATCTTCAATGGCACACCTTTCAACAAGGATGACATTCTGATTGAGGCTGTGGAATCAGGTGCTTGGGATGTGAACGTGTGGCCAGTTTGTGAGAGGTTCCCGTGCACAGAAGAAGAGTTCGTGGGTGCATGGGAAGATCGGTTCAGCTTCAAGTACGTGTCAGACCAGTATGATATGGCTGTGAAGACAGGCAAAGAGGCAAGCTTCTTCCAAGAGTTGATGCTTCGGATTTCATCTGAAGAGGAACGTCTGGTACAGGAAGGTGAGATTCGTTGGTACGAACGGGCCAAGTTGTTAGCCAAGAAGAGTACGTTTAACTTCTACATCACGACTGACTTTGCTACATCAGCCAAACAGACTGCAGACTTTTCAGTTATCAGTGTGTGGGCGTACAATTCCAATGGGGATTGGTTCTGGGTTGATGGTGTGTGTGAACGTCAGACGATGGACAAGACATTGAATGATTTGTTTCGCTTGGTTCAAGCCTACAAACCACAGTCTGTAGGTATTGAAGTCTCAGGTCAACAGGGTGGATTCATCAAGTGGATTCAAGCAGATATGATGACTCGAAATACTTACTTCAACTTTGCCTCATCAGAGAAGAGTGGTGCACCGGGTATCCGTTCGCAAGGAGACAAACTTACTCGATTCAACCTGGTGCTTCCTTGGTTCAAGCTTGGAAAGATGTATTTCCCCGAAGAAATGAAACGAAGTGTTATCATGGGCATCTTTATGGGACAATTGAGACTTGTCACCAAGTCAGGTATCAAAGGGAAGGACGATTGTATTGATACAATCTCGCAACTTTCATACCTCACACCATGGAAGCCTTCTGAATCTGCCCCTGTTACTCCTGCTGAGAACAGTCTTTGGGAAGAACAACAGGAAGTGGAAGCTCTTAGTGGACTCTCTTCTTACATTGTTTAAAGTTCAAAGGAAGTTTTATGCTTGTTGAAGATTTCTTCACAGTGTGCAGAGTAACTGTGACAAAACAATTTGCTCTAGATGAGACTGCTTTATTTGCTTTCCTAAATTTAGGCATCACAGAACTAAATAAAAAATTTGATCTGTTGGCACGAGAGCAAATCATTGAAGTGAATAGTGCACGTAAGGAGTACCAATTACTTCCTGATGTGATGCAAGTTACTGCTGTATATACAGATGCTCGGTTCCTGAGTGAGTCTGCTGTAGTTTCTACGGACTACCAAACTACCATAGATGTGGTGCAAATGCCCCTCAATGATGGTAACTATCCCTACAGTGTTTACACACCTTCCAAGGGTGTTCTGGTGGTATCTAATCCCAAAGATAACCAAAACATTTCTGTCTTGTACAAAGCAAGTCCTCGTGTATATACTCCTTTGGATTTGGGACAGGAACTGGATATTGAAGTACAGTACATTTCACCGTTGGTTATGTACATGGGTTACTTAGCAAATCTGGGGTTAGAGACTGTTCCGGGGCAAGCAATGGCAACATTGGGTATGTTTAACCAAGCCTGTTTAGAGATTGAAAATTATGGTCTAAATCCAAGCAGTGTGGTGGTTAATGACAAACTGAACACGCGAGGTTTTGTTTAATAATGATCAAAACATCTTTATCAAGATTACCCCCCGTCGTTGCTCCTTATACGGGTAATGAAGTTATTGTAGTGAATAGTTCTGTACGGTTTGGCCGTACCACATACGTATGGGATGCTAGGTTTGTTTCCTTTCTTGACGCGTTTTTAGTGGGTACACCCATTGAAGGAACAACCAAAAATGTTATAGACTCTGTGTCTAAATTTGTAGCATTTGCTAATGGAACTCTTTCTATTACAGACTTGCAGTACGACATGATTTCCCAGTACAACGATTACTTAGCTACATTGAAATTAGGAGAGTAAACGTGCCTATTCCAGAAACAGGATTTATCAAGAACGTCAACACTGTAGCCGACAAGATAGCTGTAATTGAATCAGCTAATCAAATCTTTGATGAGGGTGTGGTCACAGTCCTACAAGAGATTGCCTTATTGGATTTGGATGAAGCAATCCAAGACTTGAAGAAAGGCAATTATCTTGGTAATAGGAAGCTGGATATTAATTTGGCCCTTAACATGATAGGGATTACAGAAGACTTACTTGTCTCTGATCCTGACGCGGCAGAAGCTATTTGGGTAGATACTGCTAAAGCTGTGCATTACAGTGGTGCTACCATCACATTCAATGATGGTGTGATTGTTTCATTACCTTTCATCTTTGATGGTAGCCCCACAACTGTATCTACACACGGTGATTTGATTACACAGTTATCACGTTATGACCTTACAAATGCTGTTCGACAAGTAGCTACTATCAGTGATGTGGTGGCTATTGATAGCACCACTTACACTGTAACTATCAATGGCACAGTACTTACTTACATAAGTGATGTGTCTGCTACTGCTGCTGAAATTATCACGGGCTTGGTTAATGCAATCAATTTAAACCCCGTACCTGTTACCGCTGTTGCAGCAGGAACTACGTTTACCCTTAGTGCTGATGTAGTTGGAACTGCATTTACTGCCGCTGTTGACGGTAATATGACACTTACTGCAACAGTTCCCAACGGGGAATCTGTAATTGCAGAGACAGCTTTTATTGCGAAGATGGAAGACACCATCTTGGCAAGCTTTGCTACCAATGTGGTTGGTGAAATCATCCGAGCTTACGATGTAGTTGGACAGAATAGTAATCTTGAGCGTATTCAATTACACGCTGTAAGTGGTGCATTTAGTGACCCAAATCCCATTTACTACTGGGCTAAGACTACATCTGCATTCCAAACATTGAGTATGCGTGCTGGTGACATTATCAAGTTGGGTAATGACATTGACTCAATTATTACTCTTGCAACTCGCATCACAGAGATGCTGGACTTACAGAATAAGATGCCCCAGTTGGTAACAAATGTGGATAGTCTTTATACCAACATTGCTAAGTTGGTTGCCATTTACGACTTCCTCATGGGTCTTAATACCATCTATGATGATATTAAAGTGGGTGGTACAAACTACATTAATACTGTTGCGCTTGATTTGAATCTTATTGATTCTAAGATTGCAATTGTTGCTGCGGATTTGCAGCTAGGTAATCTGTCTAAGATCAAGATTGTAAAAGACTCGATTACCGGTGTAAATACAGTAGCAGCCAACATAACAAACGTCAACACGGCTGCGTCAAACATTGTAAGTGTGAATACAGTCGCACCCAGTATTGCCAGTGTAGTCACAACAGCGTCCAGTATTGCTAATGTCAATACCGTAGCAACTAATATTGCTAGTGTGAATACAAATGCTGCAAATATTGTGGCTATTCAAAATGCAAGTACTAATGCTGCTACGGCAACCACACAAGCAGGTATTGCTACTACGCAAGCTGGTATCGCCACCACACAGGCAAGTAACTCAGCTACCAGTGCAAGTACAGCAACAACTCAAGCAGGTATTTCGACAACACAGGCAGGCATCGCTACAACACAAGCTGGTGTTGCTACAACACAGGCAGGCATTGCTACAGCTAAAGCGAACTCGATTCTGGGGCTAACAACACAAGCTACTACAGGTGCTGCAGGATCAATGGCCACAGTGTCATATAACTCTATAGATGGGAAGATGACTTTCAGCATCCCACAAGGTATTCAAGGTATCCGTGGGGAAGCATTCACTGTTAATTCAGTAGGACTTGCTGCTGACAGAGCACTCTACGATGCTCAAATTAAAGGGTTTAGTTTTCTTGCTATTGATGTTGGATTGGTCTACTTCAAGCTTAGTAATACGTCTGCCGACTGGTCTATTGGTGCACCATTCGGGAAAGGTGATCAAGGTGATACTGGCCCTACAGGTATTGGTATCACTTCAATTGCTTTTCTGTCCACAACACATGTAAGTGGTTTGGCTGCTATGCCGGGTGGTACAGATACTTATCGCATCACACTGTCTGATACCAGTACGTATAACTTCCTTCTCTACAACGGACTTAACGGGGTATTGATTAATGATGCAACCCTGTCGTTGGTTGCTACATGGTCGAGTCAGAAAAGTAGTGATCAGTTGGCGTTAAAAGCTCCTGTAAATAATCCTACGTTTACTGGGACTGTTGCTGGTGTTACGGCAGCTATGGTTGGTCTGGGTAACGTAGACAACACTTCGGATGTCAGTAAGCCAGTGAGTACTGCACAGGCTACAGCCATTGGTTTGAAGATTGATACTGCAGCTAAGGATGCTACGGGTGGTGTTCCTGGCTTGACCTTGTTCAAGTTGAACATGCGTAATGCTGCGAACACTATCACTTCTTGGTTCACCAATGCTGCCACAGTAGCCCGTACTTGGACACTACCTGACAAAGATGGCACGGTAGCCATGCTTAGTGACATCACAGGCACCAACAGCGGTACTAACACAGGGGATCAGACTTCTATTGTTGGTATCACAGGCACTATTGCCCAGTTCAATACTGCTGTGACAGATGCGGATTTTGCATCCCTCGCGGGATCAGAAACCCTCACCAACAAAACCCTGACAAGCCCAACACTGACCACTCCCGCACTTGGCACACCAGCGTCTGGCGACCTCTCAGGCTGCACGGCTGATGGCACCAACGCGGTGGGGTTTCGTCACATTCCGCAGAACAGTAAATCCGCAGCCTACACGCTGGTTTTGTCCGACGCAGGCAAGCACATCCTGCACCCCAGCGCGGATACCACAGCACGGATTTTCACAATCCCGGCCAACGCTTCGGTGGCATTCCCCATTGGCACGGCAGTCACGTTTGTCAATCAGGCAAGCGGTGGGGTTATCACCATCGCCATCACCACGGACACGATGCGCCTTGCTGGCGCTGGCACTACGGGTAGCAGAACGCTGGCTGCAAACGGTGTTGCCACAGCGGTAAAGCTGACAAGTACGGAGTGGATTATTTCTGGGACGAATCTCACATGAGCGCGAATCAGCAGATGTTGGCTGGCACGAAAGGCGGTCCAGTAACTGGGCAGCAAGCCTACACAACGCCGGGGACGTACTCATGGGTATGCCCTGCCGGTGTTACCAGAGTCAGTGCAGTCTGTATTGGTGGCGGCGGAACGTCTTCTGGAGGATGGCCGGGTGGTGGTGGTGCGCTTGTTTATGTCAACACTTACACCGTTACTCCAGGAAGTAGTTACACCATTGTTGTCGGCGGGACTGATTCGCAGAGCAGTGCATTCGGAGCAATTGCGGGAGCGCCTGTATTTGCCGGAACTGCTGGCGCACCATCCGGTTCATATACCGCAGGGTTTTCT